AATAGTTCCATTGGCAATATCTGTTGCTACAATAGTTCCATCTACTAAGTCAGCAGATGTAATAGTTCCACCAAGACTTAACTTGCTATAAGCAATACCAGCAGATGCGTTAATATCAGCATTGACGATTGTGCCATCTAAGATTTTAGCAGAAGTAACTGCTCCGTCTGCTAGGTCACCAGCAACGATAGTTGCATCTAGAATCTTAGCGGATGTAATAGCGCCATCAGCAATATCACCAGCGACAATAGTACCGTCAGCAATTTTGGCTGAGGTAATGGCTGAGTCTGCAATCTTACCAGTGGTTACGTTTAGGTCTGCAATCTTTGCAGTTGTGACGTTGCTATCTGCAATCTTAGCGGTGGTGACTGCATTTGATACAATCTTGCCTTCTGTTATAGATAGATCGTCAATCTTGGTTGTACCTACAGCACCAGTTGCAATCTTGCCACTTGTGATAGCAGAATCTGCAATATCGCCTGTGGCGATTGTCAGATCAGCGATCTTAGCAGAAGTAATTGCACTATCAGCAATCTTTGCTGTAGTTACGTTAGCGTCTGTAATCTTGGCTGTGGTCACGGCATTGGATTGAAGCATAGCCGTGGTAATCATGTTGGTATCTGTAGTCTCGAGGACGTTAGCAATAGTCAGACCGTGAGCAGTTGTCTCATTCTTGATGTGGTTATTAGCCTCACGGAAGTCAACACCGATAGCCATGTGACGAACCTTGGCTCCTGCTGAGTGAGCAACACCAGTGACACCTTCTGTACCAGTTCCGTCAACACCACGGATAATTGTTATCGTTGTGCTAGAAGGTGAACTAGGTGATGTGGCATAGACAATTTCTTCAAGGGCTGTGTCTGGATCAATAACGAGTGTGAAGCGTTCACCAGCAGCAGGTGTGATGCCACCAAGTACCGCTGCTGAGTTTACTGTCATAGTAGTTGCAGTTGAGTTAAGCGCTGCTGTGAGTGATGTCTCTTGCGAGATGGAGGAGTATCTGCGGACTGTCATTGATTAGTACCTCGTATAGTGGATTCGGGTTGGGTAAACATCACGAAGTTTTCCTGCTTCTTCGTTAAGGCGTTGCTGGTATAGTCCAAGCATGAATCGCGCTGTTGAAGCACCAGAGCCATACTGGATCTTTGTATCTGCGTTATCTGCTTCTGCAGATGAATAGTTGAGTCGGCCTGGGTCAATGAATGACGACAGGCGGTATGATGCTCCGTAAAGGATGACATCTTTGCAAGATGATGGAAGCCCTGTGACAGTTTCAAATACTGCAGAACCTGCAGATGCTGTGAGAGTAGATGGCTTCTTTGTATAGTAAACCTGGATCTTGCGACCTGATTGAACATTGTCATAGACTGAGATGGTGTTACCCGATGCAAAGGCTGTTGAGTTTGCAAGAGGATCGTGACGCCAGTTACGAAGTGGCATCCATTCTTCGGTAGATCCTGTTGGTTGCCATGACACGTAGAGGATTGTCTCAGCCTCTGCTGGTAGACTGTAGGTTGTCTTAGCAGAGTTAAAGTTAAAGACGTGAACCCCAACTGCAAATAGTTGAGGAAATACTGCGTCAATTGTATCGTTGATGGCTTTCTTTGCTATTGCCTTCGGGAAGGTAGGAGCAACGGTTACTCTGCTGTTAATCGTGTGTGCTGCTGCTACAGTACCGTTATAGCCACGGCCATAAGGTGCTATAGTAGCAGTATTCGACACACGATCATAACTATCAATCCAGAGTAGTTCGTCATCAATTTCGACAACACCTTTACCAATATTTGACACATCAGCCAAGTTAAGAGTTAGGCCAGATGATGTTATATCCTGCGTAAGGTGGGTACTGCGATCCTGCCTCATCGTATAACCAGATAGATTGAGTAGAACCTCATCTATCATGCTGGTATAGGTGGTTGTCATTTAACGTCCCTTAATTTTAGATTACTTATTTGGGCTTGGGTTATCATGTTACCACTTAACCTTGTCCGCCCAATACGCGGCACTCATTTTCCCTTTTGATATGTTTCTTGCATGACGTGCCTTAAATGACTTACGTCGTGCTGCATAAGATGCAGACTCTCCTGTTTTACGAGGAGATCCGCTAACTCCCTGTTGACCAAAGCGGATAGTCTTGACCTTACCGCCCTCTTTAGCCACAACTACGTGTGACTTCTTAGGGTGGTTAGGTGTACGCTTTGGCTTGTTATAGCCAGATACTCCTACCCGCTTTAGTCTAGGGTCTTGCATAATTACATTACGTTCTTACGGTTTGATGCGCCAGCCTTGCTTGGCTTCTTACCTGGGGTAAATGTTGATCCCTCGTAGTAGCCTGGTGCTTTTGTCTTTGACTTTGTTAGACGGGATGCACCGTACATGCGCTTTACGCCTTCGACGTATGAAGCACTTGCCTTGCCCATAACAGCCTTCTTGAGAGCGGCTGTCATTCCGTCTGCCTTGATGCGATCAATTGTTGCCTGGCTTACCTTCATAGGTGCTGCCTTTGGCTTTGATGCTGGTGCTGTGTAGTTGCGGTATCCCGAAGGTTGTCCGCCGCCTGTTTGTCTTGCCATGTTATTACCTTCCCTTTATCTGTATTTTGAGGTTTTTTTTGCTATCGCTTTTGGTTGTTTTACAAACTGCCTGCCTTGGCTTGTACCCTTGCGTTTGGCTGCAGTTGTTCTTGCGTACTCCTTGGCGGATAGAGCCTGACGCGCCTTCTTGGGAAGGTATCGTTCTCCTGTTGCCTTGGATCCTTGAGTGCTGGGTTTACCAGATTTGGTTCCCCACTCTTCCTTTGTCCATTTAGACAAGGACTTCTGTTTGGTGGTCTTGCTACCAGAGTAGCCACCACCAGCCTTCTTATAAGCCTGTGCGACTAACTGTGCTTTACGAGCAGACCACTGACCTGGCTTACCACCTTGAGAACCCGCCATAATGCGGTTCTTAATACGTTCTCTTAATTCAGGCTTTGTATAGGTCATGTGTTTTTTTCTTAGTTAGTTCCGTAGTTAGGCCAAGTTCCAGTGCGCTTAGATTCAGCCTTGCGCTTCTTGAGAAGATCTGCTTCTGCTTTCTTCTGTCGCTGAGCCCAAGTTGATGGAGTTGGCTTAGGCTTTGGCTTAGCAGTCTTTCCTACAAGAGCAACAGTTTTACCGCCGCTTAGTTTAACTCTCTCAACTGTGTATCCCTTAGGTATGTTTTCTTTAGCATAAATGTTCATACCTCTTGATGCCTGAGCAGTCTTTCCTACTCCTGTTGTCTTAGCAAATGCTGCGGCTGCCTTGTTAGAGCCAGCACGAGGGGTTGCCTTCTTCTTCATACCTGGCATGATTACTTGCCACCAAATAGTCCGCGCTTGGCGGGCTTCTTCTTAGCAGTCTTCTTCTTGGCTACCTTTTTGCCAGTCTTCTTGGCTTCCATCTTGGCCATAGCCATACCCTTAGCGGTGTATGGGAATTCTTTTTTTCCTACTTTTGGCATTATACTGCTCCTACTTCCTTGAGTTTGGATACTGTTTTTTCCTGGATTATGCTAGAGTCGACCATAGTGTTGGCGTCATATGCCGTTCCTAGGGCGTCAGAGGCCCTTCTGGCCTCCTGAATTGCCTTTATGCTAGTTCCAGCAGGTTGGATCCCCTCAGCCCGTGCAGAGCGGTAAGCATCCAATTCGCCTTCCCATTTCTTGTTGCTCATAGACTTAGCGCTGTGGGCATCCCCAGTACTTAACTGGAGTCCTGCAGCCTTGCATCCGAAGCAGACATCTGGACCGCCACAGGTGCTATGGTCAATAACAACATCTTGTGATACAAATGGAACTGGGGAAGTTTCTTCACAGTTCAGGCATCCATACTTTGTAGCCTTAAAATCGTGAGTATCAGTGAATCCCCATTCAATCACCTTACTGATATGATCACACATTTATACCGTCTCCACCGTATATCCTGCTGCCTCTAGGCCAGCCTTTTCTGCTTCATTAACATCGTAAGTTATCCCACCTAAGTAGAATGCCTCTGCCTCTGCTATCTCCTCAGTAGAAGGGTTTCTGACTTCATAATATTCCCCTTCAATCTTGATGACGCTGACCCCACGTGTAAGGCGGAAGCGACTAAAAAGTGGCCCCTCGCCAGCAGGACCTTCGCTGATCGTTGGTGTTGTGAATCTGTATGTCATGTGACCTCCTAAGTCGTTTTACTGATAGGTAGGGGTTGCCCCCTACCCACCCGTCTAATTACTTAGATTATGGACGAACTGATGAAGCGGTCTCGATGCGATATAGCGCTTCTTGACGGAAGATAGACCAGTTAATCATACCGTGCCAGCCGACTGGGCGGAAACGGTTCAACTTGTCTACAACGTTACCAAACTCAATGCCTGGTTCCTTCCATACTGCCTCAGCAAGTGCTTGCTGTCCGAGTACGTAGGTGTTGTAAACGCGAGCCTTTGGAGTAACTGTAAGTGTGTTTGTTCCAACAGTTCCTGAGTTAGCGACAGACACAGTGAATGTTGTGTTTGTTGTACCAACTGAGATTGCTGTAATCAAAGCACCTGAACCTACGTTAGTACCTGAGATAGCATCTCCGACCTCAGCAAGACCACCGAATGCAGCGTTGGCTGCAACGATTGTGAACTCGCCTGAAACACCGCTCACTGCAGGAGCAGTAGCAAGTGCTGTTAGAGCACCACCTGAGATTGTATTTGTCATACGTGGTGTCTCGATGAAACGAACACCTTCCCATGCGCCGAGTTCTCCTGCAAGGAGTGGACCGACGTTCTGGTACTCATGTGGTGTACGCCAGATGTTGTTTCCTGTCTCTGTACGGAGATCGTGTGAAACTTCTGGGTGGATGTATGAAACATACATTCCTCCACGGGTTAGGACGTTTGCAGCGCGCAACTTAGTTACTGCGAAGCGAACATCGCGTCCCTTGAATGTGTCTGATGCTACGATTGTTGACTTAGCAGCAGTTGTTGAAAGTGCACCAGCGGATTCGCGGATGACGTTTGTACCTGCATCTAGAACAGCGGCAATACCGTTGTCTAGTGTTGTTGCCATGTTGAACGCAACTGCGTTAGCAATCCATGGATCAACATCAGCAAGTGACATAAGTGCCAACTTGCGTGTTGGAAGTACGACGCGACCAAGTTCTTGCTGTGTGACATCAAGAGTTGTGGTTGCTGGTAGTGCTACTGCATCTGGGTCTACAGTTTCAGCGAGTGTTGCACCTGCGATTGAGGTGTCAGCAATATCGTTGTGGAACTGGAAACGGATTGAAGAACCGTCGTGGGTTGGGTTTCCTACCTTCTTGTCCGCGATTGCGCGGAACTGTGGTGTTGAACGAAGGTTAATTTCGATTAACTTATCGTACGCCAAAGTTACAAGATTGGAACCTAAACCAGAGGTTGTAGTGGTAAAGATATCTGCCATTTGGAGATATCTCCTTTCTGATTAGTTGGAAAGCGGTTGTTATTGACCGCTGAGGATGGTTAGGATTTCTTCCTCAGAATTTGCACCCGCTAGGCGGTTTGCAATGTCATCTGAGTATCCAGGCGCTTCTGCATTAGTTAACACATTGTTGATCTTCTGCATTGAAGCGATATCTTCTTGAGATACCTTCGGAGCGTCCTGTTGAATGCCAAATACATCAGCATGCTGGTCGATCCATGAGGAAATTGCTTCCTCTGTTGCTTCGATGTCATTTGGAACGAATGCGGCAATTTTTGGATTAACGCCACGGGATGTGAATACATCCTTTAATATCCGCTCTTTCTGAGATTTACTCAGTTCGCCTAGGTTAGTCTCTAGTTCTTTTGCTCTGCGTTGCTCGGCCTTTAATGCTTTGCGGAGTTTCTTTACTAGATCGGTATCGTTGTCGTATGTCGGGGTGTAATCCTCGTCATC